TCTTGCCTGATCAACAGCGTGAACAATCCGTTGGCCGGATCTGTCACCACGATCTCGCCGGTATCGGTGGCGAGTCGCAGCACCGCCTCGACGTCCTCGGCGTGCCGCCGCAACATCATCTCCATAGACGCGCCGAGAATGTTGATCGGCGCGCCCGACGACGACATGATGTATTGAAACTTGCGGTAAAAGTCGGCGTCGTTCGTCACGGTGATGTTAACGGTCGCCATGTGTTGCCCTTCACGCGAACGCGCTGTCGACTTGCTCGCGCGTCGTGATCGCCCCGGCCGCGATCTGCGCTTGCACGTCGGCGGCGATCACAAAGCAATCGTTGATATGCGCTTGCAGCTCGTCGCTCATGGCGATCACCTGCGCGGCGGTCAGGTCGTAAAACTTTCCATCCGGGGCGAGCCACTTGGTCGTGAGCGCCGCGTTGTCATGCGCGACGAGTCGCAGCCCCAGGATTCGCACTTGCGCGCGTTCGTCGGTAAGGATCGGCATTCCGGTCGCCAGCGTCATGCCGCCCTGTTCCTTGCGCCCGCGCGCCTCGGCGGCGTAACCGGCGAGCTGGTGCTTGCTGTAGGTTGTCGCGCTCGGCTGTGCCATCGTCGTGCCGTTCCACAGCCACGCGGGCATGAACTCTTGCAGATAAAACCAAATGTCGGACTCGCTCTCGACTTGACTCGGATAGGGACCGTGGATCTTTGCCCATGCCGCATAGTCGGCGTCGTTCGCCGCATCGACATAGGTGTTGCGCCGCGACGAAAACACTCTCGCCGCGTCGTCGCCGACGCTCCAATACCAATCGCGCGCGTTGAACATTGAGAATCCTCCGATCAGCCGTATTGACCGCCATTCGACACGCCGCCAGCGACGGTGCCGGGAAAGAAATTAGGCCCGAGCCCTTGCGTAAAGATAACGCCGTTGAAACTGGCGTTGTATCGCTGGCCGCTGAAAAACCCGATATTGGAGAACAGATTGGTGTAAGGCGCGGGCGAGGCGTAGATCGCGCCCGCGCCCGATGCTGCGGCGAACGCCGTGCTTGCAACAACCGAACCGCCGAACGAATAGGTGGCGATGGTTTTGCCGACACCGGAGTAAAGCGCAATCGACGCGCAATTCGTCGCGGTGATTGCATCCTGAAATGTGCTTCCGGCGTTGAACGTGTGATTGCCGACAGCGATCTTGCCGCCGCTGTCGGCCCAAAACACAAAGCCGCTCGCGGAATTGGATGCGGTGTTGTTGGAATAGATAAAGCCGCCGTTATAGGCGACGTAACACGACGGCGGGCCGTAGGTGCCGAACGTCGCCGTCGCACAGATATCTTGCACCGACATGGTGTTGCCGAAACCGCAAAAGATCGTGTGCGTATCGGTCGCCCCGGTGACGAATGTATTGCCCGCGCCAGCACCCTTGAGCACGATCATCGGGCCGCGCAACGGCGGCGTCTGGAACGCCTCGTTGTAGGTGCCCGCCGCGACGTTGACGGTCATGGTGTAGAGCGACGGGCCGTATTTGAACGTCTCGGTCATCGCGCGGGTGAGCGTCTTGAACGGGCCGTGCGGGCCGCTCACGGCCGCCGCCGTGCCGTCGTAGAGCGCATCGTCGCCGGTCGTGCCGTTGACGTACAGGTTCGTATTGGCGGTCAACACCGGGAGGAAGCCGCCCGGGGTAAAGCCGGTGCCGTACAATTCGAAATTGGCGTGCAGCGCGTTGTAGGTGAGCAACGACTTGTAGCCTTGCGGCATGTCGCCCGGCGACAAGGCCGCGCCGCCGCGCCGCACGATGTTGCGCGCGCCTAAGCCGTTGACGTTGAACGTCGCGGGGCCGCTGTTTGCGTTGGCGGGCAACACCCAGATCGCCAGCCCGTCGCCGTACGCCAGCAACGGCGGGTTGAGTGTCACCGCGTAGGCGGTCGCCGAGCCGGTATCGACGCCATAGATGATGTGACCGCTCTGGATCGCGCGCGCCAATTGCGTGAGGTCGGCGTCGTCGGGCGTCAGGCCAGCGGCCGCGATCAGGTTCACGATCTCGCGCTGCGGAAACTCAATCGAGGCGGCGGGCGGGATCGAGCCCATCGTGCCGGTCGCCGGGTTGCCGTTGATGTACGGATCGTTTGAACCGGGCGCGCCGTAGGGTGCGTGATATTTCATCGCGTCCTCGTTTAAGGTGTTCCGGCCATTGGATCGCCGGGATGACTCAGGCCGGAATAGTCGAAGATCAAGAACGTGTGCGCGGGCTTCCAGCGGCCGAGCAAGCATTCGAGATCGTCGGCGACGCCGATGCGCAGATGCGGGTCGATGCCGCATTGACCGGACGCGCAGCGAAACCAAGTGAGCTTGGCCTGATCGACGTGCACCGTCCAAAAAAAGCGGTTCGTATCGGGACCGAGTCCGTAATACGGATATTCGGAGAGCTCGCCGTCGGCGACCGGCGCGTCGCCGTCGGCGTCCATGATGGGGTTGCCCCACTCGTTGCGCATCGGGTCGGGCGGCAATGCGCCATAGACGCGCGCATCGCCGACGCTATCAATACCGACAACGAACGTGCGGTACTCGGTGATCGTGATCGTGTAGCCGATCTGCGCCGCGACACCGATAAAGAACTCGCGCGATTGCGCGCCGACCATCGTCATTCGCATGACGAGCGCGAGCTGCCTCTCGCCGACGGATTGCGGCGCGGTGTAGCAAGGATCCGGCAAGCCGAAATTGCGTTCCCAATCCGGCAGCAATTCAACGGTCGTGCGCGGATCGCTTTCGATCTCAAGCAAGTCGGCGGCGCGCTTGTCGACCGGATCGCCCCAGATCTGCGCGAGGCCGCCGATCAACGCCATCAGCGTCGAGTCGTTCTCGCGCGGCCACGCCGGGCCGACCGGCAACAGCGCCGCCAGCGCGTCGATGTAATCGTCGCCGCTGCGCCGGATATGCCTGTCGGTCATTCGCTGTAGAGGATCGTATCGAGCACGGCCATGTAGCCGGGCGCGGGCATCACGGCATCGTCAAACACGAGCGTATGATGATCCTCGCCGATGGCGTTGGAGATTGCCTCGTCGACCCATGAACGATAGATCGTCTGCCCGGGCGCGGCGTTGACGAACAGCATGTTCTGAATCGATTGCTCGATGGCCGCACGCGTCGCCTCGTTGTCGGTGACGAGATCGTTGATCGTAATGTCGAGGAATTGCTTGATCGGGGCCGCGACGTAGCTGTCCTTGACCGTGACCGGACGCTTGAGGTCGATGTAATCCTTGACGGCGATCACGTCGTCGGGCGTCGGCCATCCGTCATCGTCGGCGCGCAGATCGTCCATCAAAAAGCGCACGGTGATCGTGCCCGCGCCTTGCTCGGGCGCGGCCCACGCGCGCGTCACGCCGGGCACCTGCAACGCCCATGCAACATAGTCGTACGCCGCGCCGCCCATCGGCGGTTGCTGGATCCGCTCAAGCACGCGCACGCGCAGCTCGTCGTCGCTCTCGACGTCGACGCCGCCGTCCATTTGCACGACGATCACGCTGCCGTCGACGCCGGGTAATGCGCTGACGAACGCGAGGCTAGAACTTGCGTCGAGGTTGCCCGCGATTCCTGGGTCGATGGCGCGCACGTTGACCGGCGTCGCTCCCGCGCCAACGGTGATCTGTTCGGTCGTCTCGTACAGCACGCCGGTCGACGACGACAATTGCGTCGCTTGCGGCACGACGCTGCCGGTGATGCCGGTCGCCGTCACCGAGCCGTCGGCAAACGTCGCGGGCTTGCGGCCGTCGGCGGGCAGCCATATCGCCGCGTGCCGGTCGAGCCATTCGGTTTCGGCCGTGTCGGGCAACAGTTGCAGCGCCAGCCAGTCGATATACAGCAAGACGAGGAACGCGAGCCCGGCGTTCGCATCGGAGAGCACGCGCAACACGCTGTTCGGGATCATCGCCGCCGAGTGCAGCCGCGCGGTGATGTAGTCGCGGTTTTGCTTGCGCACGTCGTCGAGACTAGGGGTTGACCACGGCATTTAGATCACCCTCCGATCTCGGCCCATAGCGATTGATATTGGAGCTGGATCGTCGGCAGCGGCCCGCGATAGAGCAAGACGGTCGCGACGATCTTTTGCAGTTCGGTGCGCGTGACGGTGACGTCGACGCGCGAGCACATGCCTTGCTGCGTGAACGGCTGCAACGCCTCGCGGATATAGGCGTCGATGCGCGCCAGCGTCGAGCCTTGCCGCGCCATGTTGTCGGTGATCTTGGCCCGCTCCAGTAACCAAAGCCGCGAGCCGATGGGCCAGCCGTTCCAAATGACGTCGGCGTTGGTGTCGGCCCACCATCCCCGGCGGTCGGTGTCGGCCTCGCCGTTCGGCAAGATATCGTCGTCGTTGGCGCGCCGGTTGGTGCCGAGCGCGACCATCACGGCGGTCGCGAGCGCCTCGGTTTCGTCGATCAGGTTATCGGCCTTTTGCAACAGGTCGAACGTCACGACGAACGGCGTCACGATATCGTAGAGTCTGAGATCGGGCATGGTTCCTTATCCGGCGAAGGTGTCGCCGCTGCCGCTCGCGGTCATCGGTTCGCAATGCGCGCCGCCGAGCGGCAAGCAAAGGTCGTCGGGCACGGCATCGTCGGGCGCGTGCACGATCACCCGTTTGCCCTCGATCTTGACGGCCGCAACCGACGCAATGAGCTGACCGTCGCCGTGCGAATTGATATCGCCCTCGACCGCCCACAGTTTGCCGTTGACGTAGGTCGAACTTTGCCCGACGACGACCGTCGTTGCGCCGCATGTGCGCGCGTCGCCGTGCCTGTGCGCTGGCGGCATCGCATCAACCGTTGTGCTGGATCGACGGCGAGGCGTCCTTGATTTCGCCGGATGTTACGACGCGGCTTGAGCCGCCGACGGTGTAGGTGATCTTGTCGGGCAGCATTTCCACCGAGGCCGTCGCGCTGCCGCCAGCGGGGCCGATGCCGAGCGTAATCTTGGCCGGGTGCTGGATGGCGAGCGCGTCCTTGGTGAGCGTGAACGACGCGAACGTCTTTTGCGTGGTCTGCGGCGATTGCCCGTATTTCTTGGCGTCGGCCGCGCCGCTCGACGAGCCGGTGCTCGTGCCCGAGCTCGACGGGCTTTGCGGCGGCGGCGCGCTCTCGCTGTCCATGATTTGCGCGACAATCGTTTTGCCTTTCGGCGCGCTCGTCACGATGCCGTCGCGGGTAAAATGAACCTGTTGCCCCTGATCGTCGAACAGCGCGAGCTCGCCCTCTTTCAAGCCGCGCAACCGATAGCGCCGATCCCCGGCGACGACGAGAACGCCGTGCGAGCGGTTGCCGCCCGTAAAGATCATAAGGCCCTCGGCCTTTTTCTTGTCGTTGCTGTCGCCGGTCGGTTTCTTGACGCGCGAGCTAAAGCCGTACGGCTCCATATGCTCGATCTCTTTTTGCTTTTCTTGCGTGTAGAGCGAGAGCGTCGACTCGCGAAACAGCGGATCCTCGTTCGTATCCTCGACGGTCACGCGCTTGACCGCGTTGTGCATCCGGTCGCCGACGGTGCGCGTGCTGAATCTCATTTAGGCGTCCTGCGGTGCGTAGGTTTTGGCGTCGCCCGGTGTCTGCGGCGCGGTGCCGGTGCCGCTGTCGTCGATGCGCTTGTCGGCCGCGCCGAGCCGATCCGGCAGCACGAGGCCGAGCGTCGTCGTGGTGCCGGTCGAGTCGCTTTGGCGGCAGGTGACGGTCTGAATCCCGAGCGTCACCTTGCCTTGCGGCATCAGCATCGGCGAGTTGAGATCAATGTAATTGTTGACCTCGTTGAGCCATAGCTTGCCGCTGTCGCGCAGCCAGCCGCGTACGGTGATATGCGCCTCGAATTGCGTCGCCGCGTTGAGGTTGAGCGCGTGATTGACGAACATCTGCACGTCTTTGGAATCGCCCGGCATCGGCGCGATAATCCGCTGGATAATTTTCGCGAACCCGGCCGGGGTATTCGAGCTCGTCGCCTGCGCGGAGGTCGCGCGCGCCTTGTCGCTCCAATGGTCGTTGTTCGCGGGCAGGTCGGCGTCGCCGGTAAACTTGTCGACCGCCGTGTCGTTCGACCAGATCAATTCGGCGGCGAGAATGTTCTTGCCCTCTTGCAGCTCGGCGACCGTGCTGCCGCCGCCGCGCGTGCCGACGAGATTGCCGGTCGCGTCGTCGGTGATATGCACGTTGCGCATTTGCGCGAGCCGCGTGATGAACTGAAACGGGCTCTCGCCGAGGTGAATGCTCACGCGCTCGAATAGCTTTTCCGCGCCGTCAATCGCCCCCTTGAGGGTGAGGCCGATGCCGTATTGCCCGGCCGCCGCGCTGCCGAGTTGTTTGAGCGTTTGATTCTTGAACTGCCCGGGCGGCATGTCGAGCGTCGACTTTATCAGGTCGGCGACTTTCGATTGAATGATAATGCGAACATTGTGCGAGTCGCCGTCGTAGGACACCTGCCGCACCGCGACCGCGCCGGTTTCCGCGAGCTGCCCGGCGAGCATGACCGTTGCCGGGACGCCGGGCGCGAGCTTGACCGCGCCCCATCCCCCGGTTGTCAGGTCGCCGATCTCGGCGACGACGAGCGTCGCGGTCGAGATCCAGTTGTTGAGATCGCGAACCACCTCGACCTCTTTCCACCATTTGTATTCGATGCCCGCCGCTTGCACGACGCACAATTCCTGGGGGATCGGCATGATGCTATTGCGACAACGCGCGCACCGGCATTTGCATGAACGCCGGGTGGACCGGATTGTTTTCGCCGATCAGCTCTTGCGTGCGGTCGTCGCCGCCGTACAGCCGGTTGGCGATCCACAACGCCGGGCGCGACACCGCGAAATTGTAAACCACGATGGTCGGCAGGGTGCGCGCGCGCGTGGTGAGGTCGAACGTGACGGCGGCGTGCAGCGCGATGAGCGATTGAAACGAGCCCTGATCCATGCGGTTCGCGGCAATCGTCTCGGCGTTGTCGAACGCCGCGTTCATGCGGTCGAGATAGGCGTCGACTTGCGGGCGGCTGGCGAACGTCATGGCGGCGAGGATCAGCGCGCATTGCACGAGCGCGAACCGGATGGCCGTATTGCCGACCGACCACGCCGGGAACGAGCGCACGCTGATCGCTGCGGTGTGCGTGCGTACGGTTTCCATTTGCTCGACGGTCGCGCTCGCTTGCCGGGCGAGGTCGAACACGTTGGCGAGCGGGGCGGCGATCTGCCCGGCCTCGATCAACGCCTCGGCGTCGGCCAAGAGATCCCCGCACGCCAGCCGCAACATCGAGCCGGGCCGCCCGGCGTCAATCGTCACCGTGGCGATCAGGTCGGCGATCACCGTGGCGACGACCTTGGCCGCTTCCTCGCGCCCGGCTGCGTTCATGGCGTGCCGGTGCCGATCTCAGGATCGCCGATTGTCACCGTGCCGCCGCCGTTGCCGCCGAATACCGCCCCCTCGGAACCGGCCGCGCCGAAACTTGAGCCGGGCGTAAGCTCGCCGCCCGATGCGGTGATCGCTTGCCCCTGCGAGGCCCCGGCCGCGCTTTGCACCTGCGAGATCGAGTTGACGATCTGCGACAACAGCGACTCGCCAGACTCGACGAAATTCATTTCAAATTCGGCCATGCCGCCTTGCTGCCGCGTCTCGCGCACGGTGTAGTCGCGCGGCTGCACCATGATCGTGTCGCGCTGCAACAGCGTCGGCAGGATCAACAGGCCGGGCCCTTCCATTTCCAGCGCGGCGACCAAGAGCTCGCGAAAGATCTGATAGTCGGGGCCGATGACGTAGCCGGTAACGGGAAACGAGCGCGCCTTGCGGCCCATGTCCTCGGCGTAGGGTGTGTCGCGTTTGGGAAACTCGTGGAGCACCGTGCGCCGCCCCGACACGCGCGAATTAACGTCGACGTGAAACGGGGCCATCCGAAAGAACGCGGGCACCAGCAATTGACGCCAGAGCGGTGTCGCCATTATGCGCTCTCGCTCGCCAGCGGCAGCGTGTTGCCGCGATGCAGCTCGACCGAGGAAAAGACGCCGCTCGACGACGCCGCCATGCGCGAGCCGCGCGGCAAGCCGTTGACGTCGATCCGCACGGTGGCGTCGCCTTTGATCGTGCCCGGTTGCGCTTGCGCGTCGCGCAGACGGTTGCGCGGGGCCTCGGGCGGCTTCGGCGGGTTCGCCAGCTCGGGCCGCTCGCGCTCGCCGCGCGTCGTGATCGTCGCCAAGCCGTCGCGGCCGATATGCAGCATCAATTGACCGTGCTGCGCCTTTTCCAGCAACGCCTTTTTGAACGCGGGCCATTGCGCGCGCGAGACGGCAAAGCATCCTTGCGAGTAGAGGTGATCGAGCGTCGAGCCGCTTCCCGAATGGATCTGGATTCCGCCGCGCGGGTGCCCGGGAAATTTTGGATCCTTGATCACGCCGCCGAGGCCGCCGACCGTCGCGACCGAGCCGATGCGTTTGCCGATTGAGCCGATATCGCCTCGGCCGATGTTGATGGGAAAGTCGCCGTAGGGCAGCGAGCCGCGCCCCGCGCCGCCCGAGCCCCATGTGTAGGTCTTGCCGTCCATCGTGACCTTGCCGCCGATATGGTAGGGCCGGTTCGATTGGTTCGGATCCGCGCCATCGCCCATCGGGCCGGTCGACGACGGCGAGCGCGGCGAGCTCGCGCCGGGATCCCCGGGCGGCGGCCGCGATGCCGTCCTCGGCGGGCGCGGTGATTCCTCGGGCGGCGGGGCGACCGACGAGCGCGTGCGGTTGCCGCCGTAACCGTCATTGCCGCCGAGCGAGGCGCGGATCACGCGCGCACCGCCGCCGCCGTCGCGGTTTCCCACGAGCATCGCGAACTTGAGAAAGCCGTCGACGACGCCCTCGCTGGTCGCGCTTTTGATGACGTCCTTGCCCTTGCCGCCGCCCGATCCTTCGAGCGACTGATTTTCGGGCTTGAGGCCGAACAACATTTCCCACCATGTCAGCGGGCGGCCCGGCGATTTCGGCAGTCTGCGGCGCATCGCTTCGCCGCTTTGCTCGCCGTTCTTGCGAACGTCCTCCATCACTTTATTGAAGTCGCCGAGCGCGCCGCTCGCCGCCAGCGTGCCCTTTGCCATGAGGTCGAGTTGCGTCGCCAGCGTGTCGAGGTCTTTCGCGTCTTTTTGAATGATGGCGTCGACCGCGTTGCCGGATTTCCATAGCGCGTCGTTGTAGCGTTCCACGCGTTCGAGCGTGTCCTTGTCGGGCGGCGGGTTCGTCTTGCGATACTCTTGCAGTAGCTTTTCGCGCTGCGCGCCGGTCGCGGTGGCAAGCCCTTCCGGCCCGCCGACGATACCCAGGAATCGCCGCCGCTCGAACGGATCCTTGATGCGGTCGAGCTCTTTGATGATCAGCTCTAGAGCTTGCGCGTTGTCCTTTGCCCCGCGCAGTTGATTGGCGAAATTCGGCAAGCCGCTGCGCGCGAGCTCTTGGAAAATAGGACCGCCGCGCCGAACGTCGTGCATCGCGTCGGCGATCCCGCGCATCCCGGCGCGCATCTCGCCCGCCGTCACGCCAAAGCGGCGATAGACCGCCTCAAGCTCGCGCATCCGGTTGGCCGAGATCCCGGTTTCGTGACTCAAGCGTTGCAGCGTTTCGGTGTTGTCGGCGAACTTGTGCAACGCCGACGCCAGCGTGCCGACGGCGGCGGCGAGCGAGGTGAACCCGGCGAGCGAGCCCGAGAGCGCGGGGGTGAGCATCTTGAACGCGCCCGCGACGCCGTTCACGCTGTCGCGCATCCCGTCGAACGCTTTTTTGCCCTTGCTGCCGCTGTCGCTCGTCTTGTCGTCGATCTTGGCGAGCTCGCGCACCAAATTGTCGAGCGGCTTGGAAAACTTGTCGACGACCTCAAGGGTTATTTTTACGACTTCATCTTGCTCGGTCTCCATCGCGCGTTATCTCCGCATTTCCTCAACGACGTCGGTTGCCCGTTCCATGAGCCGCCAGAGCTCCGACATTTGCAGGTCGAGGAATTGCGTCGGGCTGCATTGGAACGTGACCGCGAGCCGACAACAGTCGCCGACGAGATCGACCTCTACGCCTTGCCGGGCCACGGCATAAAAAAAGGGGTGATGCCCCACGCGCAGGTAATCCAGTCGCGGGGCGCGAGCGCGAGGATCGACGACGGCGGCACGTTGCCGAGCAACGAGAGCATGGCGTTCATGCGCCGCTCGTCGTGCACGACTTTCGGCGGATCCGAGATCGGATCGAAGATCACCGGGTTGCCGACGTTCAACAGGTCGCGCCCGGTCGGTTCGCGGAACACGAGCTTGGTGATCTGCTGGCCGTGCGCCTCGATAGGTTTCGAGAGCTCGATGCTGTAGCCGGGGATCGGCGGCGGCGGTTCCTCGGGCAGCGGCGGCGCGCTGGCGGCGCGCGCATTGAGATCGGTCACGCTCATGCGTTGCCTTTCTAGGCGGCGGCGGCGACGAGCTCGTCGCAGCTCATGCCCTCAAACCGCACATGG